GCCGGCGCCGCAGCCTCCGCCGCCCAGCTCGGCACCGCAGGTCTGCCGCTCGGCGCCATGGTGGCCGACCAGTGGCTGGCCGCGCGAATGGAAGAGCTCGACTTCGAGCGCTACGTGCTCGAACACCTATGAGGGAACCCCAATGAGTGCACCCAACGTGACGATCACCCGAAAGAGCCCCGCCGATGAGCGGGGCTCGTTGCTTCCGGACCCTCGCATTGCCGGCGGGCCGATGCGGCTGGCCGACCTGGTCGAAGGCTACTGGGCCATTACCGACCCGATGTACGACGAGATCCGGTCGATCTACGACGCGCACATGCGCGGCGAGAAGATCGACATCAAGGGCGTCGAGGCGCGCATCGGCCGGCCGCTGGCCAACGAGCGCCGGACGTACTCGGTGCACGACGGCGTCGCGGTGATCCAGATGAGCGGCGTCATCGGCCCGAAGGCGAACCTCTTCATGGACATCAGCGGCGGCACGTCGGCGCAGCTGCTTCGCAACGAGATCCTGGCCGCGCTCGAGGACCCGAAGGTCGAGTCGGCCATCCTCTACGCCGACAGCCCCGGCGGCAACGTGCTGGGCATCGCCGAGGGCGCGGCCGCGTGGAAGGCCTTCGCTGAGCAGAAGCCCGCGCTGACCTTCAGCGACGGCACGCTGGCCAGCGCCGCTTACTGGTGGGGCTCCGCCGCCTCGAAGGTCTTCATCTCCGGCCCGATGGTCAACGTCGGCAGCATCGGCGTGCGCACCGAGCACGTCGACACCTCCATGGCCGACGCGGCGCGCGGCGTGAAGCGCACCATCATCAAGGCCGGCGCGTACAAGGCCGCCGGCGACGGCCCGCTCGATCCGAAGACCCTGGAGTACCGCCAGGCGCAGGTCGACTACCTCTACAGCCTGTTCGTCGACACCGTCGCGGCCCACCGCGGCGTCGACGTCGAGACGGTGCTCAAGGACATGGCCGATGGCCGCGTCTTCATCGGCCAGCAGGCGATCGACGCCGGCCTGGTCGACGGCTTCGCGTCCCTCGAGGACCTCATCGCCCAGATGGCGGAGAACCCCACCGCGGTGGCTCCGCTTCGAACCCAGGCCCGCGCCGGCATGCCTCCGAAGAAGACTCGGAAGGCCACCGCCGGCGCGAGCCTGCCTCCCGCGTCCGCTGCAGCCGGTGCTGCCGCGGCGGATGCGACTTCCCAGGAAGACGAGCCGGTGCCGCACGTCGACCACTCCACCACCACGAAGGAGAACTCCATGCCGGAGAACCTCACGCGGGAGTCGCTGGAGCGCGACCACGCGGCCCTCTACGGGCAGATCCGCTCCGAAGCCCTGGCCGAAGGTGCTGCGCAGGAACGCGCACGCATTCAGGCCGTTCGCGCCCAGACCCTGCCGGGTCACGAGGCCCTGATCGAGACGCTGGCCTTCGACGGCAAGACGAGCGGCCCCGAGGCCGCCGCCGCCGTGCTGGCCGCCGAGCGCAGCGCCATCGCCGCCCGCGGCAAGGCGCACGCCGCCGATGCGCCGCCCGCGGCGCCGAGCGGCGCGCCGGGCGTGCTCGCCGAACAGGTCTCGGAGAGGCCCGCCGACAAGCCGGGCGTCGTCAAGGCGGTCATCAACGCGACCAAGGCCTACGCCGCGCTGAACAAGCGCTCGGAAGCGGCCTGATCCACCACCACATCCTCAAGGAGAACCACCCATGGTTGCAAAGACCGATCACCTCGGTGCCGCCGCCTTCATCAAGTACGAGCAGGGCGGGGACCTCTCGCGCGAGACCCTCACGATCGCCAGCGGCAGCGGCAAGCTGTTCGCCGGCACGGTGCTGGGGCAGATCACGGTCGGGGGCAAGTACAAGCCCTACGACAACAACAACTCGGACGGCTCCGAGACCGCGAAGGCGATCCTCGTGTACGACGTCGACGCCACCTCGGCCGATGCCGCAGCCGTGTGCATCGTCCGCCTCGCCGAGGTCTGGAAGTCTCGCCTCGTGTGGGCCGCCACGGTGCTCGACGCCGAGAAGGCTCCGGCCTACGTCGAGCTGGCCGCCGCGAACATCATCGTCCGCTGATCGCGCGGGCATCCCAGAACCACAGCACAAGGAACCAACACCATGATGCTCAACGACGACGGCTTCACCCTGTCGGAGATGACCGCAGCGATCAACGAGCTGCCGCACCTCCCGACCATGCTCGGCGACGACGGCCTGTTCGAATACGCCGGTGTCTCCAGCACCACCATCCAGGTCGAGAAGCAGGGCCAGACCCTGAGCCTGGTGGCCAGCAAGCCCCGCGGCGGCGCCGGCGGCGAGATCGGCCGCATGAACAAGAACCTCCGTCCGTTCAACCTGGTGCACCTGCCCCTGGACGACCGGATCATGGCCGACGAGGTGCAGGGCGTGCGCCAGTTCGGCACGGACGGCATGCCGACCCCGATCGAGCAGCGCCGCATGGAAGTGATGCAGCTCGGCGTGCGTCGCTTCGACTTCACGATGGAGTTCCATCGCGTCGGCTGCCTGAAGGGGCAGGTGCTGGACGCCGATGGCGTCACCGTCCTGCACGACATGTTCACCGAGTTCGGCGTCACGCAGAACACGATGGACTTCGAGCTCGATGTGACCACCACCGAGGTCCGGGCCAAGGGCGACACCGCGCTGGACATGATCGAGGACGAGCTGCAGGGCACGCCGTTCACCGACGTCGTCGCCTACTGCGGCCGCACCTTCTGGAAGTCGCTCATCACGCACAAGAGCGTGAAGGAGACGTTCCTGGCCCAGGTGCAGGCCGCGCAGCTGCGCAACGACCCGCGCCTGGTGCTGGACTTCGGCGGCATCCTCTGGAAGAAGTACCGCGGTGCGGCCAACGGCTCCCAGATGATCGGCGCCAATGACGCCTACATCGTGCCGCGCGGCGTGCCCGGCCTGCTGCTCGGCCGCTTCGGTCCGGCGGACTACTGGGAGACCGTCAATACCCCGGGCCTGCCGCTGTACGCGAAGGGCATCCCGATGCCCAACAACAAGGGCTGGGACGTCGAGATGCAGTCCAACCCGATCCACCTGCTGACCCGCCCGCGCGCGGTCATCAAGGTCACCGTCTGATCGGGGCAGGAGGCGCGCCGTGGCAGTCGAGACTGACCTGACAGCGTTCTTCGACGCGGACGACTTCGCGATCGCGGTGACGCGCGTTCGGCCCGCCGTGGCCGACGTGCAGTTCCTCGCGCTCCTCGGGGTCACCGACGACGACGCGCTGCTGGGGCGGGCCACCGCCGCGGCGCGCCAACTGCACTGGGCAACAGGACCGGACGTGCGCGAAGGCGACACGATCACCGTCGCGGTCACCGGCCCGATGGCTGTCCACAACGGCAGCTATCGGGTGCTGGAGCCGCGGCGCGTGAACGATGGCGCCGAGAGCGCCTGCTTCCTCCAGAAGATCACGGCATGAGCATCCCCTTCACCATCTCCGCCGCCGTCGTGGCCGCCCTCGAGGCCGACACCGAGCTGGATGGCGCGCGCGTCGTCGACAACCCGATCACCCCCTCCGCGCTGGACGACGGCGCCCGGGTGGTATTCGTGGAAGACCGTGACGACGCGCCGCGCAACAAGGCCGGCCAGGCCGAGGGGCGGACGTTCGGCTTCATCGTCGGAGTCATCAACCGGACCGCCGGTGCGCGCGCCGGAGCGGACGCCGACATGGAGCGCGTGAAGGCCGTCGCCACCCTGGCGGCGCGCAATGCCTGCCGCGACCTGCTGCAAGCGAAGCAGATCGTCCAGTTCGAGTACCCGCGCGAGATGCAGCGAGCCTACCGCGTCGAAGGGATCGACGTCGGCGGCGCGCTGATCACCACCCGCTTCGAGATCGACTACCGCCTGCCGAGCCCGGCACGAGCGGCCACCTGAACCACACCATCAAGGAGCCACAGAAATGGCACTTTCGACCGCACAAGGCTTCATCGGGGCCGGCGACCTGTACGCCGCGCTCATCGATGCGTCCGGCAACATCGGCGCCTACATCGACTTCGGCAACGTCACGAAGCTCGGCATCCAGCCGGCCTCGGAGATCAAGGAGCAGAAGTCGAAGAAGCGCGACTCCTACGGTCAGGTCCTGGAGACCGTGGCGCTGCAAGACACCGCGCAGCTCTCGGCCACCCTGGAGACCGTCAACCGCGTCGGCCTGCGCTACGCCTTCATGGGCGAGGATGCGGCCTACACGCAGGCTTCCGGCAGCGTCACCGACGAGGCGGTGGTGGCCAAGCTCGACGGCTGGGTCCGCCTGGCGTTCGAGGAGGTCAGCGCCGTCGTCGTGACGAATACCGGCGGCACCACCACCTACGTGGCCGGCACGGACTACGACGTCAACGCACGGCTGGGCATGATCCGCGCGAAGTCCGGCGGTGCCATCACCGCGGACCAGGCGCTGGAGGTGAGCTACTCCCGCGCGGCCTTCACCGGCGCGGCGATCCGCGGCAACGTCAAGCCGCAGATCCGGGCCCGCCTGCTGCTCGACGGGAAGAACCTGGTCGACGACAGCATCGGCATCCTGGACGTGTGGGAGGTCGTGCTGTCCACGTCGAGCGAGTTCGACTGGTTCAGCGACGACTGGAACACCGTCGAGCTGCAGGGCCGCCTGAAGACCCCGACCGGCAAGACCGAGCCGTTCATCTTCAAGGCCCGCTGATCCGGCGGTGCACCACCTGAACGGGCCGGCGCCACAAACGCCGGCCCGCTCTCATTCCAGGCGCTGAGCGAGACCCAACGGCATGGCGACCGATCCACGCATCCGATACGACATCGCGGCCACCGCATCTGGCGCGGCCGAAGTGGAGAAGCTCGCCCGCGAGTTCGAGCAGCTCGATGGCGCATTCCCTGAAGACCTCGCCGGCAAGGTCCGGCAGGCATCGCAGCAGCTCGAGCAGCTCGGCCAGCAGCAGGCAGCCGTCGAGGCCTTCACCCGCATCAAGACCGAGACCGAGCAAGCTCGCCGCGCACTGGATGACGCGCAGGCCGCAGCCCAGAAGTTCGGCGCCGAGCTCGCGCAGGTCGAAGCGCCCACGCGCGCGCAGGCAGGCCAGCTGCAGAAGCTGCGCGACAACGTCCGCGCTGCCAAGGACGAGCTGCTCAAGCAGACCGAGGCCCTAGACGGCGCTCGCGCCGGCCTGACGCAGTTCGGCATCTCCGGCGACCAGGTCGGCCAGCGCAGCGTCACGTTGCGCCAGCAGATCAGCGCCGTGCGCTCGGAGATCGAGCAGCTCGGGACGACCGGCCGCGGCGCCGCGGGCTTCCAGCAGCTGGTGCGCGAGACCGACGCCGCCCGCCAGCGGATGGAGCAGACCGCGCAGGCGGCCGAAGCGCTCGCCGCCGAGCTGGCGCGCGTGCAGCGGCCCACCGATGGCCAGACCGCCAGCCTGCGGCAACTGCAGGCCGCCGCCGGCACCGCCCGGGCCGACTTCGTCCGCCTCCAGGCCGCGACGGTGGAGCAAGGCGTCGCGCTGCGCCAGGCTGGCGCGAACACCGAGCTGCTGACCGCTCGCGCTCGCGAGTCGGCAGCCGCGCAGACTCAGGCAGCGACCGCCGCGCAGAAAGTCACGAGCGCCTACTCCGCGCAGGGTGCGGCTGCCGCCCGGGCCGCGCAGCAGCAGAACGAGGCCGCGCGCAGCGTGCGCCAGGGCCTCGAAGGCATCGCCACGCAGCTGCGCAACATCCAGACCATCGCCGGTACCGTGCTCGGCGGGCAACTGCTGTCCGGCACGCTCGGCGATGTGGCGCGCACCGCCGACGCCTACGCGAACCTCGAGGCCCGCATCAAGCTCGTCACCGGCGAGGGCGCCGCGCTGCAGCAGGCATTCGCTGGCGTCTTCGACGTGGCCCTGCGCACGAACACCGCCCTCGAAGGCACCGGAACGCTGTTCGCGCGCATCGCGCAGGCGAACCGAGACCTTGGGCTGTCGAGCGCCGAATCTACCGCGCAGGCGCTGGCCCTGACGGAGACGATCAACCAGGCGATCCAGGTCAGCGGCGGGTCGGCGCAGGCAGCGGATGCCGCGATCACTCAGCTCATCCAGGGCCTGCAGTCTGGCGTGCTGCGCGGAGAGGAATTCAACTCGGTTATGGAGCAGGCGCCGCGGCTGGCTCGCGCGCTGGCCGATGGCCTAGGTGTCACCACTGGCGAGCTGCGCAAGCTGGCCGAGCAAGGCAAGCTGACCTCGCAGACGGTGATCCAGGCTCTGCAAGGCCAGTCGGCCGCGCTCAAGCGCGAGTTCGAGGCCCTGCCCGCCACTGTCAGCCGGGCGCTGACGAATCTCTCGACCGAGTGGACGAAGTTCATTGGCGAGCTCGATCGCAGCAGCGGCGCGAGTTCGCTCGTTGCTGAGGGCATCAACAAGATCGCCGCGAATCTGGACACCATTGCGCGCGTCGCGGCGGTGGCCGGCGCTGCTCTGACGGCAAGCCTGGGCGTCAAGGCGGTGCAGGCGCTGCGCGCGCTTTCCATCGAAGCGGCGGCAGCATCGAAGTCCGCGAGCATCCTCACGGCTTCGCTGGCGAACATCCCGAGCACGATCAAGATCGGCATCTCCGCGGTCGGCTTCGAGGTCGGCTTCCAGATCGGGGACATGCTGTATCAGAACTCCGAGCTGGCGCGAAAGCTCGGCGTCGGGCTGGTGGCGTTCTTCGAGAACATCATCAACGACCTGAGGCTGCTGAAGGAGGCCGGCTCGGCGATCTTCACCAGCGACACCATCGAAGCGGCGTTCGATCGCTTCCGCGAGCGCGGCCGGCAGCTCGACGAGACCTTCTCGCAGATGTGGAAGGACGCCGAGCAACTGCCGATCACCTACGCCTCGGCGACGGATCAGGCTGGCGCTTCCACCGAAGCGCTGGCCGCGCGGGGTGAGGCTGCGGCGGGACGGCTGAGCGGGGCTGCCGGATCGGCTGCCGGCGCGGTCGGAGGAATCGGCAAGCAGGCGAACACGGCCGAAGGTGCGCTGCTGGCCATCGGCAACGCGGCGGGTATCTCGCTGCCGACCATCGGCGTGACGGCGAATCAGCAGGCCGCGGCGATGGTGAACCTGCTGCTGAAGAGCCAGCAGACGGCCGACGTGTTCGAGCGCGAGCTGCCCGACGCCATCGCCAAGCTCTCAGGGCCGGAGCTTGCTGCGTTCGTGGCCGCGCTTTCCGCCGCGCTAGCAGGCGCAGAGACAGAAGCGCGCAAGACTGCCGCCGGCCTCGAGGCTGTGGGCAAGGACGGTGCACCGAAGATTGCCGAAGCCGAGCGCGCGACAAAGCTGCTGAAGGATGTCGTTTCGCAAACCGGCGAGCAGGCGGCGCAGTCGCTCGGCGTCGATGTCGTCGCCGCTTCCACGCAGGTCAGCGCGGCATTCCAGAAGTCGTCGGATTCGCTCAGCGTGCTAATCCGCTCGCTGCCCGAGCTGAAGGCCGCTGGCGTCGATACCGGCACCGTGGTGGCCCAGGCGCTGGGCAACATGATCTCCGCCGCGAAGAACCAGGCGGAGATCGATCTAGTCATCGCGCGCCTGCAAGCGCTCGCAGGACAGGGCGTCATCACCGGCGAGCAGCTCCGCGCCGCACTCCAACTCGGCACCGACAAGGCCAAGGAGCTGAAGGAGAAGGTCGACGAGGCGACCCCTGGCATCGGCGGCTTGGCTGAGGCAGCGAGAAAGGCCGGAGTCGATGTCGGGCTGCTGACGACCGGGGTGAGCGAAGGCTTCGCCGAGGGCGTCAAAGAGGTGACTGACCTAGGCATCGAGATCGAAAAGGCTGGCATCGGCGCCCAGCGCGCATCGCCGCTCCTCGCCGAAGCCCTGGACAAGCGCTTGCAGACCGCGCAGACGAAGGAAGAGGTCGAGCTGCTGCGCAAGGAAGCCGAGCGTCTTGGTGCCAGCGGTAAGCTGGCCGGCAACGACTTCACCGAAGCGCTGGAGAAGATCAAAGCGAAGGCGAAGGAGGTGTCCCCGGAGATCAAGCAGCTGCAGAAGGACGCCCAGAAGCTGGGCCTCGATCTCAAGGACAGTACGAACAAGGGCGTGGAGGAATCGATCCGCGCGTACGAGCGTCTCAAGGAGAGCGGCCAGTTCACGACCGGAGCGCTGAAGCAGGCGTTTGTCGACGTGGCGAAGAAAGCCATTGAGGCGGCCGGCGGCCAGATCCCCGAGTGGGTGAAGGTGGAAGCTGCTATTCGTGGCGTCACGGTGGGAACAGACGAAGCCGGCAATGCTGTCATCGAATACGGCAACAAGGCCGAGGGCGCTTTCGCCAAGGCCAAGGCTGGTGCCGAGAGCGTGGTGGGCTCGCTGGGCAAGGTGAAGAAGGCGGCGGAAGAGGCCGAGAAGAGTCTGAGCGTCCTCGGCAAGAACACCTACGACAAGGACGGCTTCGCGACCGACTCCAACGGCAACCGCATCACGATCACCGGCCAGGTCAACATCCCGCCAGGCTACGAGATCGACATCGACGCGTTCAACCGTGCGCAGCGGCTCGCCGCGCTGGCCGGCACGGCCGCGCCGGACCCCGCCGACTTCCTGGTGGCCAATCCGGGCCTGGTGACCGACCCGGAGAGCATCTACGGGCAGTTCTCCGGAAACTTCAACGGCGGTCGCGGCTACTCGCCGTTCGGCAAGGGCAACACCGGGCCACGCCCTGGAGGCTTCTCGTCGGGGTCGAGCTCGAGCAAGTCCACGCCGTCTGGTCTGGGTGGCCGATCGTCATCCGGCTCCGGCAGCGCCACGCGAGCGCCGGCAGAGGTCACCCGATCGGCCACGCCGGTGAACATCACGATCCAGGGGCAGATGGCCAGCCAGGTCAACGTCGCCACGCCGATGGACGCGCAACGACTGGAAGAGGTGCTGCGCGCACTCGCAACAGGCCAGCGCTCCAGCGGCCAATCCTCGGGAGGCTACTGACGTGGCAACGCTCACTCAAGGCGCAACGGTCATCACGCTCTCGGATGACTTCGAGTTCCCCGAGGAATTCACGTGGCGCAGCGTCGAGCAGACGAAGAGCTACAGCGTCACCGGCGCACTGATGGTCGAGGCCGGCGTCAAGCAGACCGGCCGCGAGATCACCCTGCAGGGCGGTGACACCTTCGCATGGGTCACTCGGGAGCAGGTCGAGGATCTGCAGACGCTGGCCCAGAACTTCGACACCGACATGACGCTCGTCTTCCGAGGCGTCACGTACACGGTTCGCTTCGACCACTCGCGCGGTGCGATCGACGCGCGCCCCGTCGCCGACTTCCAGGACCCGCAGCCGACCGACTTCTTCATCGTCACGCTGCGCTTCTACGAGATCTGAAACCATGGCCATCCTCTCCGCTGACCTGAAGTTCTTCGCTGCGCAGTACGCGACCGACGACGCCTATGGCGGCGGGCTGATGAGCGGTACCGTCGTGCAGGACGGCATCGCTTCGAACGTCTTCCCCGTGGCCAGCGAGTCCGACATGAACCTCGGGCGCGTGCAGCTGCGCAAGGTCTACGCTGCGGTGCTCTCGGCGAACGACGATGCGCTTGTCGGAGCGTCGGTCAACGTCTACACGCCGCCCAGCGACAGCCTCTACGAGTTCGCGCTGTTCGCGTGGGGCGACAAGCGCACGACTCGCTCCGAGGCCGCAGCGGCGCTGGCGAAGTTCCCGTACAGCTCCTACACGGGAAGTGCCGCGGTGGCTGCCGGCGGATCCGTCAGCGGGTCCTCTCCGACCTATACCTTCTCCGGCGCGGACAAGCTGACCGTTGGCGACAGGATCGTCCTGGGGTTGCAGAGTGGTCCGTTGCCGGATGCTTTCGTCTTCAGCCGCATCGCTGTGGTGGAGGCGATCGCCGGTGCATCCGTGACCGTGAGCATGCTGTACAGCTACGGCAGCAGCGCAGTGAATACCTGGGCGCCGTTGCAGCAAGCCGATGACGCCCCGAAGGTCTACTCGGCCGCCACCCTGACGGCCGGCGTCGGCGCTTCCGACGTCGATCTGCCGGTCAGCAGGCTGGAAGTGCAGATCGTCCCCGACGCCACCCCGTACCCGCTGGCGCCGCAAGGGCTGTCCGGTGTCGGCCTGCAGCCGCTCGCAGGAATGCTGCCCATCTTCCGCGCTGGCGAGATGGTGCTGATCCGCAACTCCTCCGGGTCGGTCTCCGAGGTGGGCGTGGTGGAGCACGTCGACTACTTCAACGGGTCGATCACCCTGGCCAGTGGCCTGGCCAACGCCTACTCGACCGGCGCCATCGTCACGTCCATCCTGCCGCTTGGCGACATGCAGGCGCAGGTCGGATCGAGCTTCAGTCAGCAGACCTGGACGCGCACCTTCAGCGACAGCCTGATCGGCAACGCGATCAGCGCGAACTACAACCGCGCGGGCTACCCCATCACGGTGACGAACGAGGGCGCGGAGACCGAGCGCTGGGCGATCGTCTTCACCAGCGACACGGACTTCAAGCTGATCGGAGAGACCCTGGGGCAGATCGCCTCGGGCGACACGAGCCTCAACTTCGCACCGCTGAACCCGATCACCAATCAGCCGTACTTCACCATCGACGCTGACGGCTGGGGCACTGGCTGGCAGGCGGGCAACGTGCTGCGCCTGAACACCATCGGTGCGCGTGCGCCGTTCTGGGCCCTGCGCACGACGTCGCCGGTCCCGACTGCCTCCACCGACAGCGCGCTCATGCAGATCCGCGGGAGCTACTGAAGTGGCTGACGTCGCATCAACCACCGAGGTCATCTGGGGCAGCGGCGCCGCCGTCGCCTCAGACCCGCTGGAGGTAGTATGGGAGATCGGGACGCTGGTCACCAGCCAGGGCGGCGCCTACACGCCTGGCGCGGCCCCGCCGGGCAGCACGCCGACCAGCCCGAACACCGATGCCGACTTCGTGATCGGCCCAGGGCCGTTCTACTTCGTCGTGCACGACGTCGAGGTGGTCGACCTGCGCGACTCGGCGCCGGTTCAGCTGCGCAGCGCGAACATCTCGTGCGACGACGCCTCGGTCTGCTGGACGTTGAGCGCGGAAGGTGATGCCGAGCTCTTCGACCGCTTCACCACCGGAGAGACCCCCGTCATCGAGGTCTCGCTCAACGGCAACACGTGGCGCTTCGTCGTCGAGGGCGTGCAGCGCTCACGCCAGTTCGGGGACGTCGGTGTCAGCATCACCGGCCGCAGCCCCACCATCATCGCCGGCGAGCCGTACCAGTTCCCGCAGAACTGGGTCAACGACGGCCCGGCCACTGCGCAGCAGATCGCGGCGCAGGCCCAGGTCTTCACAGGGCTGGAAGTCGAGTTCGAGGTGGATGACTGGCTGGTGCCCGACCGCGCCTTCACCTTTACCGGATCCCCGCTGTCGGTTGTCGCCAGGGTGGCCGAGTCCATCGGGGCGGTGCTGCGCGCTGATCGCGTGGAAAGCCGCATCAGCATCATCCCGCGGTACCGTGCGCTGCCCAACGAGTGGCGCGAGGAAGTTCCGAACGTCGAGATCCACCTCGACGTCGTCAAGGCCGACTCTTACGAGCGCGCCGACAAGCCGGCCTTCGACGGCGTCTACGTCTCCGGCCAGGCGAACGGGCAGATCGCCCGCGTCTACCTGGCCGGCACCGCCGGCGACAAGCTGGCGCCGATGGTCACTGACCCGCTGCTGACCGAGGAGATCGCGCTGCGCCAGCGCGGTGAGTCGATCCTGGGGCAGGGTGGGCCGCAGGCGGTCGTGCGCATCACGCTGCCGGTGCTCAACCAGCCGGGTTTCCCGGGTGTCTTCGAAATCAACTGGCTGTGCCGC